CCCAAGATTGCCCGATCGGGATCGCGCCTTCCGGCTCTTGCATCGCCAGCCACTGCATGACCTGATCGTCGTGCCCGTAAATCAAAACGGTCAATAGTAATCCCCCGTCTCATACGTCAGAACAAAACCGTTAATCTGAACAAGTTGCTCCGCGCTGAAGTCATCCGTTGACCAGGCGTCACCCCAACTCTCAACACCCCAGTGAGCCGAGTCGGCAACCGTCTCGCCGCCCGTCTGAGCCTGGAACCGCACCGCGCCGAACTTGCCGAGCGCCGGAGGACTGGTCCAGTCGTTGATCTGCGTGGCGTCTTGTGCCCAAAGAGATGTGTCCCACGTGGCGCTGTCCCAGATGCCTGACGTTTCAAACACCGTGAAGCTTGGCGTCGAAAGGCTGGATACGCTTTGGAAGTCGGTCGAAATGCCCAATTGCGGGAAAATGCGGTCGGTCGAGATAACAAGCGGCTGTAACGCCGTCCACCGCTTCGAACGGCCCGGATCGCGGTAAGAGTTGTAGGCCGTCTCGCCCATCGCCGTGATCGGCTGATCGACATCAGCGGAGCCTGTGTCGGCCTGATACACGTCGCCCGCGATGCCGCCGAAGTAGATGTCGTCGTTATAGTTCACCCAACAGACGGCATTTTGCCCCTTGAACCGGCACCAGGCCCCCGTCAGCGTGTTCATCACGTATTGCTCGCCGCTGACGAACTCATCCGTGGGCACGTTCAAAATTAGCTGCGTGCCCTTTGGATAGACACACAATTGCCACCCCTGATTGCCACTATACGAACGTGCCGCGTTGGTCATGGCTTGCGTAATGCGTTGCGTAATCGCGAGGCGTTGTTGTGAGGACGTATCGACCGAGAGTATCGATGACAGCGCGTAGACGCCTTCGACGGTAATCACCAGTAGATCGTTACCCCAGCGTTCAAAGCATCTGCGTCCAATCGGGGCCGCAATATCAAAGACGCCGATCAGCGACCATGTAACCGCGCTGTCGGGATCGGTGCCTTGATAGATCGCCAACTGGCCGCGCGACGATATGAATACCGCGTAATCGTCCGCGCCACTTCCCCCGTCCCGCGTCCAAGTCGCCATGGCCATCAGGTAGCCGCCACGGTCGAAGTTGCTCCCAAGCTCGAATTCCGTGGCGGCGCCTGCGATCGCGTCCGTCGCAAGATAGGCGGCCTTGGTGCTGTCCTTGATCGTGAACCAGATGCGTTTCTTGTGCACGTTGATGTGCACGGCTTCGGTTGCCGTAATGCCCGTGATCGTCGGCGTGGCCCACGTTGTCCCGTTGTAGTGGCGCGGCGCATCGATCCCGTTGACGAAATACAGATAGTTCGCACCCGTATTGGTGAAGTTCACCCATTGCAGATATGGGTCCGTCAGCGATGACACGACCTCGGTGGTTGATTGCCCCCGGGTCGTCACGTCGAACACCGCATCGACCGAGGCTGCGAACAGCCTCGACGACGACTTGCCCTGCCAGACCATCAGCGTCTCGACCGGGCCGGCAGCGCTTGCCAAGTCCCAGGCGTGATACCGATGACCCCTTCGCACCTCGACGTAGCCGGGGCGCGGGAACCAGTTATCGAGCTGAACCGCGTGGTCTTCTGGCATGGCAGCCAAGGGCGAGACCGCATCCCAGCCGCCGACGGGGGCCGGCACGGTTGCCTGTCGCACCACTTGCTGGCGAGATCGGTTAGCCCGTAATGGTGCGCGCATTAGCATTAGTCGTCGCTCCCCGCGTCTGCCGTCCAGAAGATTTTGATACCAATTCCGTGCGCATCCACCGTCGCGGTGTCACCTGCCGCGCCAGCGTTGCGATACCACGTCAGCTTGATCAGGTCGCCCGTGGCAGGCGTGTTCGCGACGGTGAGTGCGCTGCTCTTTGCGCTGATCTGCAAATCTCCATCGGCGCCGGTCCCGCTATCGGTCACGGTTCCTATGTTGAAGGAGTTTGCAATGCTGTCGCCATCCGAGTGCGCGCCGACCTCTAAACTCCAAACGACATCATTGGTCCCAACTGAATCCAACGACCAATAAACCTGGAACTGTATCGTGCCGTTGTTCCATCTCTTGGGCGGCGCCCATGAATACCAAACGTACTCAGGTGACGTCGGATCAAACGTGAAGGCTGGCAACGGTCCGGCCGCCATAGTCACAAGTGAATAGGGCGGCACTCCAGCGTTGTTGAGCCACACGCTTGCCGGCAACCAAAGCTCTTGCAGTCCGCCCTTGATGGTCGTCAAATCGCTGGTGTTCGTCGCGATGTCGGTTGTGTTCGTGTCCACGTCCGTCCGGATCGTGTCCAGATACTCGTCCAGCGCATTAGGATCACTCGCGTCCTTAGACGGGAAGTGCACCATGTTCGCCGTGCGGGTCTCGGGCGTGTTCGTCATAGCGTCCAGTTGCTCTCAGGCGTGAACGGATCAAACACGGTGCTCGTCCCCTGATCCGTCTCAAGGTCGAGAATCCGCATTCCGCCGTTGTTCGCGAGACGCTGCGTTAGCTCCATCTCGTAGGTGCGGAAGGCTTCGCTGTAGTCCATGCCCTTTTCACGCAGGAAGCGCCATTTGACGCCAAGCCCCATCAGGCACTCGCAGATCTTGCCAACGTCGTCGTCGGCCTGCCAGGCTTGGTATTCGGTGTCACCGGCGGCATTCGTCAGCCAGTTGAGGGACACATACTCAAACGCCCATGTGTCGCCTGCGACCGGCACCGGCTGACATAGGAACGAGTCGCCTCTGATCCGGAAGCTATCCCACACAGACTGATAAAGGTTCGTCTTCAAGGCTTGCCAGCGTTGTGGCGTGAGCGGCCCGGCGACCTTGCGGCCCTGCGTGCGGTTCCACACGCTGCCCTCGATCAGCCGATCAAAGTCGCTCGGGATGACGCTTGACTGCTCTTCCGTCGCCGTGGCGGTAAACGTCGTCTCTTTGGTTAGCTCCTGCCAATACCCCCGGCGGGCCAGTTCCCGACCTTCAGCATTGGCAAGGCCAAGCAACTGGCGCACCTGAGTGTCGGAGGTCCCGATCACCTGCGTAGGGCGCGGCAAGCCGATCTCGTCGGCCACCTGTTGGATCATCGAAAGCAGACTCACCGCGCTCTCCTATCAGGCTGCGTTGTCGGGAATGTCGAGCGTTTCGCTCTCTTCTTTGCGGGGCCGACCGGGGCCACGCTTGGGCTTGTCTTCGAGCGCCGCGAGCTTGGCTTCAAGCTCGGCGATGCGATCGGCTTCGGCTAGGCGGGTCTTGGACTCGACCAGCAACTTCGCCGCCTGCCACATGGCGATGTAACCGGCCCCGAACCCGCGCGCTGTCTGCTCATCCAGGGACGCGAACTCTTCGGCCGTGCGCACCATGTTGTAGCGGAGCACGACCGCCGCATCGCGATCGACGCCGGGAACCTCACGGATCGGCGTGCCATCAATCGGCTCGTCGTCACGCTTGCCCGCCTGCTTCTGGTAAAGTTCCCACTCTTTCGGGAAGCGGTTGATGATCTCAGGTTTGACCCGATACATCATGTCAGTCGGGTCGCCGACGATCTTGACCTGGCAAACTTCATAGCCAAGGTCTTCGTCGAAAAAGAACGTGGCGCGGAGCCGCCCCGGCCCTTCCAAGTCCCTGATTGCCTGTTGATCCATGTTGTCCCCCTCTTAGGTTGAATACGGTGATGCTTCTGACAGCACCAGTGACGTCCCATTATCGGTGATGACACGGGCGCGGAACGTAGCGCCCGCATTGGTGCTCGACGTGATCGAGATCTGTACGTTAACGCGATCTTCGGCTTTGACGCCGGTCGAGGTGTAAGACGAGATGGTTGCCGAGCCGCTGGTTGCGGTGCCGCTGCCAAGCTTGATCGGGCCTTTGTAGACGTCGCAGGTAGCCATTAGGTGTGCTCCGTGATGAAGATGCCGTTGCCTTCGTAGCGAACGGCGTTGAAGTGGCGGGCTAACTCTTCCGACCACCAGATGTGATCGTGTACGCTCAAGTGCAGCTGCGTCCCCAACAGGACCGGGCCGAATGCATCGGGCTCGAATTCGATCCTAAACAGGCAACCCTTGATGACTGCGTTGGCGATGTTGGCGAGCACGAGGGATACGTTTTCCGGCGGGATGTGCTCCATGACATCGCAGCAGTAACCAAACTGCCAGACGCCTGGGATGGAGCGGCTCAAGTCAGCCTTGATGAACGGCAAACTCATTGCCGCTTCGTCCCGCGAGTTTTCCACGAAGTCGATTAGCTTAACGTCGTGGCCCTTCTCGGTGAGCTTAACCGCAGCCCGTCCTGAGCCGCAGCCGAAGTCTGCCACGTCGGCCTCGGGCGGCAGCCAGCCGTCAATGACGTGCACAATCTGCTCGGCCGGTGACATCCGCCCGTAGTCGGGGCAATCCCACACAATCTCGTATTTCTCGGCTTCGGTCATTGCTGCCGCCTTCTGTTTCATGCGCCAGCGTTCCGGCAGTATTCCGTCGCCGTAGACCGTGATCTTGGTACCGAGCTTCTTGAGTTCCTCTTCAATCGCGAAGAAGTAGTCGTATTGAACCGCCATCGTGAAGCTCATCCAGTAAGCGCGATTACCGAGGCGCATCTGAATAAGTGGCTCGCCTTCGTTCATGGGCTGCTCGTAGGCGTGGCGATCTTGGCCGGCGACGCTTGAGTCGAACCCGAACACGTGCAAGTCGCGGTGACCCATGGCGTGGGCAAGGCAAAGCGCGCTGTTGCCGACCGATCCGCCGCCACCGATGAGCGTATAACCGCCAGCGGTGCGCTGGACGGTCGAAAAGTTGTTTTCGATGTCTGGTGAGTTGAGGTGCACCATCTCCGTGCGGGCTTCTGGCACGAGATTGAACAATGCGGGATGGCACTGCGAGGCGAGCATGTAGTTATGGGCGTCGGGATCGATCAGGTTCGCGTTCTCGGGCCGCGCATCCATGATGAATTGAAAATCAACTTCAATGCCGCGCTCGGATAGGAACTTGGACGCGCCGTTGACGGCGATCACAACGTGCTCTTCGGCCATCTTGCGGATCATGGCCGTGTTGTCCGCCAGCGATGGGCCACCGCCGACAATGAGGGCACGTTCTTCGAACGCATCCCGGCAGGCAAACCACTTAAATCCCCGCGCCGAATTCACCGCGACGTTGCGATTTATGTCTTCCAGCGTCACGTTGGACGTGACGGCGATCTGCAACGGCCCGGAAGCGTGTGGGTTTTGCGTCTCGACGATGTAATCGTGCTCGTTCATAAATCCCCCGCATTAAATCAGGGCGGGGACCGAAATCCCCGCCCCTATTTTCGTTAGGTTGCGCCCGGACCTGTCGGACGGTTGATCATCACGTCGACCGTGAGGACCGCCGACGCGCCTGATGCCGCGTTGGCCACCTGGGCACCGTGCATGAACAGGCCGGTGGCTGCAGCGACCGCTTCGCCCGAAGTCGCGCCGACAGCGGCGTCAGCCGCAAACGACGTGGCCGAAGCCTTCGACACCGAAGCAAGGCCAGCGATCTGATACCAGCCATAATAGGACGCCGTGCAAGCTGCCATGGCGACCGCGAGCGGCTGCGCCTGACCGACGGCAATCGACGCCAGAGCCGTCTGGAACGACGACGTGT